TAAACTCCTCAACCCAGAATTCAAGGGATTGATCTTTAAACCTATGTATACAGACACTGGTGCAATATAACTGGGCAATATGGTCTTCCATTTTTTCAGTAATACCATCCCAGACATAGTAGGTACCCATACTGGTAAGTTTAACACCCATCGGTCTAATAATCTTATTAAACTCTCTCATTGAAAGTTCAGTACTCCTACCCATAAAATTTCCTCTAAAATATGGGTTAGAATATTTTTCAAGAGCACTTATAACTCCTACATATGTTTTTTTTATGCTCTCTAAACAAAGACCGTTGTGTGTAGAATTGATCCCATAATACTTACCAACCATTCTACCAGTTTGAGAATCATATTTATTTGTATAGTTTGGATTTGTTTCGCTATTAGTGTTCATTTTGCTTTCCTTTATAGTGTTGGGGTGATTTTTGGCATAGCTATCGCTAGGCTGTTTCTTACTATTTATTCTGATTCCAGATGGAATTAATTGGATATTATTTTTAGTGTTCATTTTGCTTTCCTTTATTTAATTAGTGTATTTGAATTTAACGGTTTTTGCATATCAATTACAAGTGTTTGGGGAAAATAATTTTTTTCTCGTTATAAAAATAATTATCCACACCATAAATATTTAGGGTAAAAAAACACTTGACAATGACTTAAATTTAGTTGTATGAAAAATTAAGGAATATATGGATTCAGTAATTTATACAATAATAGGCTTTGCATTTGGTTCAGCTACAAGCTATTTTTCATTCAAATTGGGATCAAGAACCTATGAAAGAGCCTTAGAGTTTTATACATCACCCACAGTACCAGTAGAAAAAGAATTTGAATCAGATTCTACCCCAGAGCAAATGGACTGGGACTCTCACGATAATTATGTCAATTATGGACCAGATGAAGACGATAAACCAACAGCCTAGTTTACTAGACAAAATATATTTGACGTTCATCAAGAGGTCCAGACGTATCAGTCAGATACTGGATAAATGCTGTGGAGAGGCTTACGAGATCGGTTTTAAGTCTGGATTTGGCGAGGGTATGAAAGAATCATTAGGTTCATCCAAGAACCCAAAAATAAACAAAAAGATAGATAAAGCTATTAAAAGAACTATATATAATAGCAACAACCTAAATAAGGACTAAATATGCATCCAGCAAAAAAGAAACATTATGAGAAACTATTATCAATATATGAAAGTAGAAATAATCATAAAAAGGTAGCATTTTATAAATCAAAACTTGGTATTACTGGAACACCAGTAGTTAAAGATGAGCCTAAACCAGTAAAAAAGAAATCATCAAAAAAGAAATCTTCTCCAAAATCAGAACCAGTTGATGAGGTAAAAAAAACAGAAGAATGATTGAAACTAAAGAATTAATATCTAAAGCAGAAAAAATCCACAACAAGAATGAACTATTAAATCAAATGGATGGTGCTATGTTTTTACATTTAATTCTACAAACGAAATCTTTCCAAAGCTGGGAAACAGATGAACTAAAAAGATGGGGATATTTATTGTCACCATTTTATATAACTACAGAATTATTTGAAGAAATTGGAGGAGTATCGTAGTGGAAAAAGAATTATTAGAAAAACTGGAGTCTGAAGAGAAAGGTTCCGATAAAATCGGTAAAAAGACGGGTTTCGCATCAAATATTTCAGAAAAACAACACAGAAATCCTAAAACCGGGAGATTTGTGAAGGGTAACTGTGCTAATCCGAATGGAAGACCTAAATCTGGACATACTATCATAGAAAATTTCAGAGAGAATCCAAATTCAGATACAGTTATTGGTAATATATATAAGATAGCCAGTACTCTGGGTACTGATGAAGAACATCCAAAAGCATTTGAATGTAGTAAGCTAATCACAGATAAATTAATACCAACATTGAAAGCACAAGAACTTAATATTACCGGTGAAGACAAAGGATTTATATATATGCCAGAACCAAAAGAAAGTGAAAAAGATTAATGAGTGCTATACCAAATGTTCAAGAATTACAATTAGATACTTGGCAGTTTAATACAGATGTACCAGATGATATGGGTATATATACTGAATTAAGGAATGAACTACCAGTAACAAGAATGAAACTATCATATGGAGTGAATATGGTATCCTTTCCATTTAATCTAGGAGTAGATAGGACTATAGAGGATGTTATACCAGCAAGTGTTGGTGCAAAACTATCTATATATAGGATTCAAGAAGGTGCTGAAGGTGTTGGTACCTCTTCAACCATTAGCTATGATGAGGTTGCTGGATGGGAGTGGGACACTCCAGCATTTGAACTACAGTATGGTATGGGATATGAGGTTATAGTAACACTTAACAGTGGATTTACGGATCACGAACCAGATGCTACAACTGGTGGATACTTATATTGGTATGCTAGTCCATATCATACTACACAACAAATAAATGGTAGTGGATGGTCATTAATAGACTATCCTTGTTTTGGTAGACAGTCAATACACGATGCTTGGGATGGTACTGTATTTGCTACTAACAATATAAATAAGATTAAGGATGGTGATGGTAGGCAGTCTAATTATGTAAATGGAGAATGGATGGGTGATATGGATCAGTTTGAGTTTGGGAAGGCATACTGGATATATAAGACTACTGTAGGAGATGTGGATGTAAAGCTATTTCAAGACCCTAGAGACGAAAAACACCACTACTCTCATTTACAGCTACCTACATATATTAATGATAAACCTAGACTATACTCTGAAGACCCAGATAACTGGTTATATGGGAAAGAATATGGTGATATTGATGGACTGGGAGATAAATCTCATTGTAATACTTTCCACTGGGATAGAGCTTATAACTGGAGAGGTCAGTATATAATAGGACATAGGATTAGATTTGTTAACTATGACAGTGAGCATCAAAAGTATGTATATCAGCCTTTACCAGCTGGTGATGATGACTGGATAATATCTATTAATTCTCAACATAATAGTGTACCAAAGGTATATGGATATCAAAGACAGAATGATGTTAAACCCTCAAAGCTGTTATATAGTGATACAGAGATAGATATCAATGACTGGGACCCTTATAACAATGAGGACCATATGGAGCTATTGGGGAATCCAGAGAAGACTACTGACCCAGAGAACTATGGAAAGCAGATAATGGCATCTGCTAAAGTGTTTACAAATTCTGGATATAGGGATGTAGATTGGTTTCATAATTCGGGTGGATCAAAGGAAATGTCTTTAATATTTTATGATAGTATAATGAAAAAGTTTTACTGGCTAAAGGAGACATCTGTAGCAGATGTTCCAGTTTTAAAAGACAACACATACACTAGCTATAATCAAGTTACTGTTTGGCACAATGTATTAGAAGACCAAGGAGCATTCAGCTATGATGCTGAACCTAGAGCTTTAAGACCGGTAAAGGGACCTTATAATATAATAAATAATTTCTAAAAAAAATTTTAATGAAATACTAATCAAGTAGAAAATAATGGCAAAGGGAAAAGGAAAACCAGCACCACCACCATCACCACCAGTTCGTGGTGAAAGTAGTGGATCAAGATTAATGGCATCAAGAGGCTGGGAACAGTTTTTTGGAGATCATAGCACTTGGAATACTCAAATGGGTGGGACTGATCCATTTGGTTCACACGATCCATTCGGTTCACACGATCCATTTGGAGTACATATGTACGGTAGTAAAGCAGTTATAAAAAGAAGAAGAAAAAAAAGACAGCAAGTATAAATGGCAATCCTATGGAAACCACACCCCGGACCTCAAACAGAGGTTCTGGCTATCGATGATGTCTATGAGACATTGTTTGGTGGTTCTCGTGGTGGTGGAAAGACTGATACTGGAATAGTCTGGTTACTAAAGCACTGTAACGATCCTTTATTCAGAGGATTGGTCATTAGACGAAACTCACAAGATTTGTCTGACTGGCTCGACAGAGCTAGACATTTATATACAAATGCGACAATAACTGGTAAACCAGCGACTATAAAGTTTAAGTCTGGTGCTATTATTAGAACGGGACATTTAAAGGATGCTGATAGTTACATCCACTTTCAAGGGCACGAGTATCAACGAATAGTAATAGAGGAGTTGACACAGATACCCAGAGAGGAAGACTATTTAAAATTATTGTCTTCTTGTCGTTCTACAGTTCCGGGCATAGCACCAGCAGTATTATGTACTGCAAATCCCGGTGGACCGGGGCATAGCTGGGTAAAAAGAAGGTTTAAGATAGGAGTAAAGCCTTCAAATAAAGCATTCCCGGATGATATCTCTGGAAGGTATAGAATATATATACCAGCAACGATCCAAGATAATCCGACATTAAGGGATGCTGATCCAGAGTATGTAAAATACTTAAATGCTTTGCCAGAGCCATTAAGGTCTGCTTGGTTATTTGGAGATTGGAGTGTTTTTGCTGGGCAGTACTTTGATATGTGGGAACCATCAAAACATATCATAAATAAAGATATGGCACAGAAACTAGGATTTGGACAGCCATATAATAGTAAATATATGGGCATAGACTGGGGATATGCGAATCCTTTTGCTTGTGTATGGATAGAGGTTACCCCGAACAATAATGTACTCGCATATCGGGAATTATATGGTACCGAAAAACACCCTTATGAATGGGGACAAATGATATATGAATACAGTAAACTGGAAAATATTGCACAATCTTATGCTGATCCAAGTATGTGGATACGAAATCCAATGAGTTGGAATAACCCAGCCACACAGATGTACTCTGATAAACATATAGCATCAGCATTATGTGGCAATGGGAATATACCACTGGTCCAGAATATGGTTCCAGCTAATAATGATAGAATTAATGGGTGGCGAAATCTGGCCACGTTTATGTCTCACAATAAAAAACGGAGACCAAAATTTTATATCCAAGAAGGGACTTGTCCTAATTTAGTCAGAACAATTCCGGATATGATAAGGGATGAAAAGAGAGTGGAAGATATAGATACTACACTCGAAGATCATATAGTAGATGCACTACGGTATGCATTTACTGGAACCCAAGCACCAACAGAGCCGGTGAAGAAAATACCAAAATGGCAACAAAAAATAGAAGACTTAAAAAATGGTGTGTCTCGTGGCAGAGATTGGACCTTTAACTTTGGAGAATAGTTATGGCAAATTATGTTTATGCAGAAGATGGTTTAGTTAGAAGAAGAAAAGAAAGAAAGAAAAAGAACAAGATAAAAAGACTAGAAAAGAGAGAAGGTAGGTTAGAGGCTAAAGAAAAAAAACTTGGCGATAAGAAGATAAAGAGACACAGTAAGATAGTCGCAAAGACTGAAAAGGTAAATAAAAGAAGAGCCAAAAAAGGAAAGTCTGAATTATCTGTAAGTGATATGTATAAAAGAAGATATAAAAGAAATGAGGCAATAAGAAAGCTGGTTGGGGTAGGTATGGGAGTGGCTTATAGTGGGCCTTTGTCAACTATGGTTACTAATCCAGCTAAAAAGGCTGTTGCCCACGGTCTTGGTCAGTGGGCCGGGTCCATCTATGGAGAGGGAGCAAAGTCTGGACATTTTTATGCAGATAAATCAAAATCAAACACGGGTTACAGATTGAGAGGACACGGTGTTGGAGATGCTAATGTTATGACAAGAAAAGACCCCGTAGAGGTTCCAGTAGGAGGTCAATGGAAAAACGGTAAGTGGACTGTCCCAGTAAAAGGAACTCCAGAGTGGAAAGGAACAGCCACTAGGAGATATCCTACCAAAGATAACAAGACTGGTACATTAGATTTGGATGAATCTGTTGCAAATCAGAATGTATGGGGAATGGATCATAAATATTTAGTAACCAAAAACAAAAGAGCTAAAATTAAAAAGAAACTAAAACATTTAAGGTAATAGGAATTTAAATGGCACTTTCATATAATAATGTAACTACAGACAGACCGTTAACATCTAATGCATCTGGATATACACCAGATGGAGAAGAATGGAAAAAGATATCTAGACTTGAGAGGATGTTTACATCAGCAAAGGATTCTAGAAAAAATAAGGTGTCTAGGTGGAGACGGAATGAGGAGCTATATAATGGTGATTTCTTTAGACCCTTTAAGATGCCTAAATATAAATCCAGAATTGTTGCGAATACTGTTCACAGTACTATTGAGACTATATACTCTATTGTAACAGATAGAGACCCTAAAGTAGATATAATGCCACGAACCGAGGAACAAGTAAAATTGGCACTGGTCGCACAAGATGCTGTTGAGTCTGAAATGCAGAAACATAAATTCAATAGAGCTGTAGCACATATGAAAAGAGACGGACTCATATATGGTAATGGATTTATTAAGATATGTATTATAGATGGTGTTATACATTATGTTAACCCAGACCCATATACTGTTTTTGTAGACCCACTGTGTACATCTGTAGATGATGCAAAGTATGTAACATTTGCAGTACCCACATATATAGAACAAATTCAAAAAGATTATTCTAAAGGACAGTATGTCAACACTGAAGGAAATCTAGATGAATACCGTAGCTTTAAATTAAAGGATGGTGGAATCAGTGAGACAAGGGATATTCCAGTAGAAACAATATCACCGGTGGATCAGAGCAATGCAGAATCAGAGGTGTACGGTGGACAAGCATTATTAAAAGAATGTCATTTCTGGGAAGACGATAAGTTAATGATTGCAACGTGGGCCGGTAGTGTTTTACTACAATACGAAGAAAACCCATATACAGATATTCCAATTGTAACCTTTCAAAATTATGCAGATGCACATAAATTCTGGGGCAAGGGTGAACCAGAGGTAATAGAAACCCTAGCTGTAGGAACAGCGATACTACTATCTCAAGGGATAGACAATATTATTTATCACGGAAATCCGGGTATAGTTATGAGCAAATCAATGGCAAAGATGCCGGGAAATATGCCGACAGATAAACCGGGACAAATATTTTATACTAATGGACCTCACGAAGCCATAAATAGGTT